ATTTCCCCACCTCCCCTCATATATAATATCTCCTTCATAAGGTAAAAGAGATTTTATATCTAATTTTTCTTTAAATGTATTACCTAATTTAATTTCAGTAGAACCATCTGTTACTTTACGGACACTTCCTCCATCAACCTGTTGATAATCTTTTTGTTGAGATTCAGGTAATGTACTATCAATAAAAGGAGGGTAGCCATTATGGTGGATACTATTCCATAAATTAATTGGTTGGAAATAATAATATTGAACTGCGCTGGTACTTTCACCAATTCCTGTATTAGGTAGTGCTATTATATAGACTATTTCTTCTAATAACGGGAAATTTTTCTGGTTAGGAAATAATGGTAAAGCAAAATTATCATTGTTTATATCTCCTGTAGGAGTAGGGGCATTAATGTCTGACCAAAATATTCCACCTAATGATGCCCATTCTCCCCTGCTTGAAAATCCTAAAGAATTTTGGTCTAGAATTATAGATTTAACTCTAACTGATTGAATGTTTATCCCTCCACCTGAGGATAAGGCAGATAAATTAGGTGATCCTGATAGTTGGTTGGCTTTTTGTCTTAATGCCATTACTTATCATCTAATGGTTTATTTAGTTGGTCTAGTTGGGCCATCAATTCTTCTCGTTCAGCATCAGTAATAGTTAAACCATCACCTCCACCTCCATTGCTTTCTTGATTATTGAATATACGTTGAATGATAGTGGCCATTTTAAGTAGGTGTTCATCATTCTTAACTCCAATTTCAAGATAATTAGCTATAAGAGGAACTATAACAGTGGCATCACTCACATCATTGACTAAATCCTTTAGTTCACGAACTAGACCCGCTATAGTTTTTTCTTTTTTCTTTTGATTTTCATATATCTCAGATAGTAAATCTGAGAATTTTTTATCACCGAATATATTTTTATCTAAAGATCCCATAATATTTTATTATATATATGGTTACTCTACAAATCTAATATAACCGTTGTCAATATAAAATTGATACTCAGGACGAAAATGGTCATATATTTTATTGACCACTTGAGTTATTTTAGGAGTTTTAACATCCACCATCTCCTTTATATAAATATACAATGCTTTTTTATGAAATATATTTATATTTTCTCGTTTACGGAATAATTCTAAAACTGCATCTGCTATCTTAGCATCATCCTTTGCTGGGTGGAATTGATATATGCGGTCAGTATAATATTGAGTAAAGGCGTCAATAAAGAAGGATAAATTATCTTCATCATCTGAAAATTCAAATATATCATCTTCACTTAATTTATCTAGATTATCTTTGTTAGATGATACTTTATAATCTTTTTCATAGCTAATGACTTCACTAATAGGAGTGGAAGTAATTTTTTTCTTATAATTTTTCCTATTATATATAATTAACCACCTTAAGGCTATAGTCCCAAAATAAGAATAAGCTTTTTTACCTAATGTAGGATCAAACTTATGAATTTTACTTAACAAAAATATAATAACTTCATGTTGAAGATGTTCTAGATCATCAACATCAGTATTCCTAATTTTATAAGTATGAATTAGATTTTGAGTTAGTTTGAAAAAAGCATAATGTATTTTTTTATTATATAGTCTGCTTTTCTCCTCAGGGTCAGTTAATGTATTATATAGGATAATAGCGTTTTCAGTTTCTTCTGTGAAATAACGTTTACCCATAATTTAGAATTTTTTTAACTGGAATTCATTCAAGATATTTTGGATTTTCTGAAGATTAGTAAAGAAAAATCCTACCTCATCATCAGACTTAAATACCCCTCTTTCATCCAGTTTTTTTAGTTTAGTGTCTGAAATCTCAATAGCTCGAGATAACTGGTCTAGGTAGTTTAAATACCCAGCCAGTATATCCTCTTGCTTTTCATTTTTTCGTAATAAGTTATATGTGGTAAAACCTAATATAACTGTTAATATTCCAAAGAAAATAGCTAATGAAGTAAGTAATATTATCATAAGTCGTCTAACATATTTTTTAGGCTATTACTCTTAATGGAGCCTAGAGCCTTGGTTTGTTTTGATGCTGATTTTTTAGAATTAGAATCTAACACAAATGATGTTTTTTTAGGCTTTTCTTCCTTTTGATCATTTTTTAATTTAGGTAACCATTCTTTCTCAAATTCAATTCGAGCAGCCATTAAATCAGCTTGATGTAAAATAAATGGAAGCGCAGTACGTGGTTTTTGCTCTGGCATAAATGTATGAAGATATTTCTTGTTAGCTTCATCATATAAACCATCATGGGTTTGAATGGCTAACATTTCATTAAATGAATATCTAATACCATGAGCCTGGAGTAAATATAAACCGCGGTCAGGGACTGAGGCAAAAGGTACTTTAGAATTAAACATGTAATCTTCTCCTAGTTTTTCCTTCCTCCAATTATCAGTCTGAGGAATATAAGCTTCATTATCCTCGTCTCCCATTTTTCCCAAGTCATGATTAATGGCTGAGAATACGAGTTCTTCAACAGTAAATGTTGTAATATCAGCTCCCATATCGGCCCACAAATCATATAATTTAAGAGCACATCCAACAACACGGTTCACATGTTCAATATATCCTCCAGGAAAAGCATTATGATACTCTTTCTTATGAGCCGCAGGCATTAAGATTAATCGGTCCTGGTATTGGTTATAGAAATCAAGTAGAGCCTGTTTTCTGTCTCCTTCAATCCAGTTCTCAATATTACTAGTAAACTGATCCCAGTTTTCTTTAATTTGTTCAGCAGTTAATTGCATAGTTTATCTAATTGGATTAATTTCATTAGCATTCATATCTTCACGTTCAATCATAGACTTAACTTCAGAAATCATGTTTTCTACTAATTCAATTTCTTTCTTGTAGTTGTCTACCGATTCTCCTCGGTTCAGATAGAATTTCATTTTCTTCATCGAGTTATCGATGCGTTCCAGTTGTCTCAGAATCATTTCTCTGTTTCTCATATGTTTTAGTTTTAATTAGTTACTTATTAACACCCGTATCTATACGATACATAAAGGATTTTAGGAGGCCAAATATTTTAAGACTTTTTAAGACCTTTCTGTTATAACATAGATTAAGTGGGTAAATAAACGGTCTTTTATATATATGGCGTAGTATATGTTTTTATATAGGTAATGGGTAATATAGTTGTTTTTGCGGGAATTTAACGGCACTGATAGTCGGCTGCCTTAGTAGCTATCTGGTTATGTGGTTTGATATTGGCTTTGTATCCTAAAGATTCAGCCCACCCCTTTACAGCAGATACTAGTTTTTGGCTAAAATATTTTTTATCATCATTATAGTCAAAGTCTAGTTCTACTTTTAAGCTTGGAATTTTAGTAGTAAGCCATTCGGCTGTCTCTATAGTGAGTTCAGCTTCTCTAAACAGTTTAGTAAAACGATCCTTGATACGTGGAACCTTTTCTTTATGGTAGATGTAATGAACACCTCTAGTACCAAAGCGGTATGCGATGGCAATAGCGTAATAAGTGTATTCGCTCCTATTTTGGGAATCAGTTCCAATATGGATTTCAGTATGAGGATTATCCTCTAAAATTTTGATAGTATGATTAACTACATCAACCCTATCTCCATCACATTTTTTAAAATTTTTCATGATGTAAATATATAAAGACATATTGAAATAGCCAAGCGGAAGACACTGGGATCGAACCAGATACCCTAAGGTACACATTGCTTAGCAGGCAAGCCCTCTCGCCGTTGAGGATTATCTTCCATTAAAGTGTGTCTATTGGGATTCGAACCCAAACTTCAAGAATCACAATCTAGCGTGCTAAACCATTAACACTATAGACACCGCGGAGAATGTAGGATTCGAACCTACGGTACCTTTCGGTACGCTGCATTTCAAGTGCAGTGCATTCGACCACTCTGCCAATTCTCCATAGTTGTCCCCCAAGGATTCGAACCTCGATTAGATGGACCAAAACCATCTGTCCTGCCATTAGACGAGGGGACAATAAAAATACATCAGTGGTTTATAGCGGGTTAATTATCCGTTAATTTGTTGTTTTACTCCTTTAGGGGAATATTTAGCATCTAATTTGTCTACTCGAGAATCAATATATGACTGAAGTTCTTCCATTTTCCTACGAATTTCCTCGGATGCACGCCATTTTGATTCATCATCTCTGTCTATACGTCTATTGATAGACTCAAATTCTCTCCACATGCCTCTTTGAATTTCTTCTATTTCACGATGGAGATTGTTGATTTGTTTTTGTGATTGGTTATGTCTAACAATACCATACACAGCTACTACGGTTAGGACTACAGTAACTACTGATAGCATTCCTAAGATAAAATAAAGTGTTTCCATAATTTTTAAGTGTTAAATTGCCAAAACCACTGATGTATTTAGAGCATTAAACAGGACTCGAACCTGCAACCCTCGACTTGGAAGGACGATGCTCTACCAATTGAGCTATTACTGCTTATGTTGTGGACCGTATCGGAGTCGAACCGATGACCTCCTGCGTGCAAGGCAGGCGCTCTAGCCAGCTGAGCTAACAGCCCAAAATTAAGTCGAGGTGGCCAGGTTCGAACTGACGACCTCCTGGTCCCAAACCAGGCGCGCTACCAACTGCGCTACACCTCGTAGTAGTAATGATAAGATTCGAACTTATGACCTTCTGAATATCAGTCAGATGCTCTAACCAACTGAGCTACACTACTATATTTGCACGCCTGGATAGATTCGAACTACCGACCTTTGGTTTTGGAGACCACTGCTCTACCAACTGAGCTACAGACGCGTATAAATAAAAGTGGGCCTTGTTGGGCTTGAACCAACGACCCTCTGATTATGAGTCAGATGCTCTAACCAACTGAGCTAAAGGCCCTTATAGCGTTTCCTCTTGGGCTCGAACCAAGGACCCTCTGATTAACAGTCAGATGCTCTAACCAACTGAGCTAAGGAAACATATTAGAGGTTCCAGTTAGATTCGAACTAACATAAATGGATTTGCAATCCACCACCTAGCCACTCGGATATGGAACCAAAAGTAGTACCTCCCAGGATCGAACTGGGGACGCTAGGCTCTTCAGGCCTACGCTCTACCATCTGAGCTAAGGTACTATTTAAGCGTATCTGACAGGAGTCGAACCTATAACCTCCTGGTCCGTAGCCAGGTGCTCTATCCAATTGAGCTACAGATACTAAATAAAAGATTTCGGGTCTTGCAGGGTTTCTGATAGATAATTTGTTTACGTTCTGATTACTCCAAACCCTTTTTCATCATTTTAACACCATCATCTATTACAGCTTCACTATCTTTTACTTTTGTTGGCAGGGAGGGATTCGAACCCCCGTACTCCTAAGAGAACAGATTTACAGTCTGTCGCCTTTAACCACTCGGCCACCTACCAATTTGTTGGGATTGAGGAATCGAACCTCGGAGGGGAGCTACCCAATATGGCTCATGAGACCATCTCTGTACCACCATCCCAATGTTGTGCACCTTGATGGATTCGAACCACCGACATCTACCGTGTAAAAGTAGCGCTCTAAACCAACTGAGCTAAAGGTGCAAATAACGTCGATTCTATTGTAGTCAGGACAGGATTCGAACCTGTAATGTTGTGCTCCTATAACACTTGTATCTATGTAGTTTTGCATCCTACTCGCAAACACACTCTCAGATAATAGCGTCTACCATTCCGCCACCTGACTATATTGTTTATATACATGAACGCTACTACCATTAATTCTATACAATATTTGAAAATACATTGGATTTGTTAGTAACCAAATATTTATTTCATCTTCATTTTTAAATTCAGCAGTAGTATTCCAATTTTTATCAATAGCCCATATTTCAATTAAATTTTTCATATTCTTTTTATTTTGTTGTTTTAATTTATTTTTTGTAGTCAGGACAGGATTCGAACCTGTTACCTATACGTTACGAATATATAGGTTCTACTATGATGGGCGCCTGTAAAGGTCATAAAAATAACCATCATGAGTAAGCATTGCCAATTCTGCCACCTGACTGTTTCCCCACCCTGAGATTCCAAGTGAGTAGATATATCGGTTTTCTTCCTTTCAATAAACCTGCGGGTCATCCCTCTTAAAATTAGTCAACACTACTGGGAGGAGGTGTGCGGTTCTCCTTTATTCCCATGATGTCCCACTCGCGCCGTAGACATTCTGCGAACCTATTGTTAAATGAGTCTTAGGTTAAAGACTGCTGAGTATCTCTTACTCATTGAGCCCCCTGTAGGAATCGAACCCACGACCTACTGAGTACAAATCAGTTGCTCTAAGCCAGCTGAGCTAAGGGGGCAAATGATAGAGCTTTGTATGAAAAAACACAGCCACCTACTCTATCTGGCGGGAGTCTTTTTATGTGTACTGGTCACAACCCACAGGACCATTCGTGAGACTTGCTTCCTCCAATGGTTGTTATCGTCCTAGTGCAAGTTCAGATAACTGCTGTACCGATGGTAGGACTCGAACCTACACGCATAAGCACCAGTTCCTAAAACTGGCGTGTCTACCATTTCACCACATCGGCATAATGCGTGATATGGACTTTTACCATCTTTACTGCACCGTATCACGCATCTGGAGGTGCAAGGTTTTCTGTTTGATCAGAACTTGTGATCCCGGTGAGACTCGAACTCACGGCCCGTACATTAAAAGTGTACTGCTCTACCAACTGAGCTACGAGATCAATTGCGGTCCGGACGGGACT